TGATAAAACTGTTAAAGTAATCAGAACAAATTTTGACACTACACCGAGCATTAGGTCTACGTTCTGTATTGTATCCGTGGCTATCCAGCCGAAGATACCAACGGATAATCTTTGTAGTGTCTCTTCCATACTAGACTTCCTCTGGTTCTGGGAAGGTGACGCTAGTTGTAATAGCTGACTCTTCATCTTCTGTTAGTTCGTATCCGTTCACTAATAGTGCATATTTGCCATCAGCAGTTACTTGAGGGTAAGTACTATAGCGAGTACCGCTACCTACTCTATGGTAAGCATAGCCTCGTCTAGCACCCTCTGTGTCTGCTCTTGCAATCGCATCAGCTTCTGTGTCGTATACTAAATAATTGATTGTAATTTCTTCTTCGCTCATATTATGTTATGCTGTAAAAGTTATCTATGTCTGTTTCGATATTAGACTTATCGGAAGTTTTATTGTTCTCGTAAAATATAGCTTCTTGTATTTCTCCATCCATAAAGTTTGAATTATTTCCAGAGAATGCTTTACCTATAACTAAATTATTTGTTGTACTTACTCCAGCTGTTACTGTATCTGTCCCAGCTGTTCCTCCGTCCACTGAAGCGGATAGTGTAGTACCATCTAGGGTCATAGTGCTGAAGTGCTGTGCATCTCTTGTTGCTGTTATATCAATAGAACCATCTCCATTGTATCTAAATCTTGTAGTATTAGCACTAGCTTGCTGTAAGAATATACCATCTCCACCACCATCTCTGCTGTCTATTACGTTTCCAGTAAATTGTTTTGATACAATAAACATACCCATATCTCCAGATGGAGAGAAAGAGTAAGCTACTGCTGAACCAGAACCATCAACTTCTAAGAAATTATCATTCCCATTAAATGTTATAGCTGGCTTACTATTTACTTTTACGATACCACCATTTTGAACTATAGATGGTTGATTTGTAGCTGTTCCTTGGATCGCATCCCTTAGGTTTGCACTTTGGTCGTACAAAGTTTCTACGAAACCATTACGAGCTATACGAGATGCTCTCAAATTAGATACAGTAAAAGTAAAACTATTTGCTGTCGTTTGAAATGATAAGACTGTAGCTGTATTATTTAAATCAAATCCATTATGACCAGCATCTCCAGTACCACCATAGAATCCACTATTAGTAGCTGAGATAACATCATTGCTTGCACTACCTAATGCGGCAGTCCTTGGCTTAACTCCTACTGTCGATGTAGATGTGCTTGTATAATCAAAGGAAACAAAGTAATCATCTCCACTAACAAGAGAACTTGTCAAAGGAAAGTTTATTTGTTTAGTACCACTTGCTCCAGAAATCTCAGCAGTAAATCCAGTATTACTTACTTTGGTTAATGTAATTGCATCAGAACCAGCACCAGCCTTAACTGGGTCTCCACTAAACTCATTATATGCAGCACCATCTTGAACAAAAGTTTCTAGTGCTCCACTTGCTACTTGATTGGCTGAAAAATCTTCTTCAGTATCGTCACTATCTCTACGAACTCTGACAACCCTTCCATTCATTGCACCAATGTCTCGCAATGAGTACGCCGCTGCGGCACCGCCGAACCTACGAGCTATTCCTAGATCGGTATCTCTACCAGAGTATCCTTTAAGTACGTCCCAAGTTGCCGCCAACTCAGCATCCAAAGGGTTGACTCCGTCAGCTAGTTGTTCTGAAGACATTAGTTAGTGAACTGAGATGCGTGAATAATTGCTGAAGTACCGCCAGCTTGAATAAACTTAGCTTTTACAGCTGCGTCTGTACTGAATGTATAACTTCTGCCAGCGAATAACTTATGACCGTTTGATGTCGTGGGTGCACTAGTATCGAATGTCACAAATACATCTGCGTTTTGGACATCCATAGCAATGTACTTAGTTCCAGAATCGAAGGCATTTGTGTTATCATCTTTTCCGGAATCAGAAAACTGAACACCTCCGACTGTTGCATCAACTGTCAATCTGTGGTCGTTAGAACTTCCGCTTGGCTTTGGGTAAAGGTTAGTTATAAATGAATTTGCCATATGAGTATTTTACATTAAGTGTCAACGGCTTTGGCGGTTGACGTAAGTTGAAAATTTACGATTAATTGAATTATTGTTTGATCTTATATCTATTTTTTCTAGCTCTTGAGCTAAATACGTTTGAGCGATACCTTCTTCTGTTCTTGCATCTGCGTACTTTGATTCAAGTCTCAAGAAATCTGCGAATACCGAATGTGCTAAATAATAGAAGAACTCTAATGGAACCGCTAGTGCTCTGTTTGCTGCACCGTTTGTTGTTCCGCCATCTACAAAATCCGCAGCAACTGGGGGATCACTGACAGCTACCGTAAACAGTTCCAATCTTTTCTTGTAAGTTGCGAATGCTTTTCCTCCATCCGGCGATAGTGGGTTCAATATATTTGCCCCATTGGAGTCAACGAAGAAGTCGTACTCTATAGATGAGTTAGTAAAGAATGATCTAGTTCTATGAATCCTTATAAACTCTCCTACATTTGTTTCATCAGTAGGTGCCCAAGGTAATAAGCTTTGGGATTTTACAGATAATGTTCCAGACAATTCAGCAGTGTTAGTCCAAGTTTTAACATCCGCCGGAGATCCTACATTTGTTTGGTCACCGTTTGCTAAGTCCGTCAATGAACTAAATGACACTACGTTGTCTGCTGAAACTGATAAATTAGAAGAAGCTACTTTAGACAATCTCCACTTACTATCTGCTGCTATGTAGTGAAATATATAGTAATCATTTGAGTGAGTATTATCACTTCTGTACACATTAGATCCGCTTGAATCTTGACCTAAGATAAAGTAATTTTGATTAGCGTGACTATTAGTTCCGTGTGCTCCACTAGCTACTAAAGAAAATAAGTTTCTCTCCTCGGATGAAACTAAGTATCTAAACCAACTAGGACTTGTGTTATACGCCTCAGAATATCTACGATTAATAAAGTTAGATATTTTTAAGTACTCGTCACCAGTCATTGTTCCAGCTCCTATTAAGGATTGGATCAAATCAATTAATTCTCCGTAGGTTCTGTCTTGCATTATATTTTATTAGGGCTTAGTTCAGCAAATGTTTTATTGTAGTGCTTCAAAAATTCTTTGGAGTGCACCTCCTTGTGTCCGTACTTGCTTGTAAGTCTAAAAAACTCACGAGCCGGCATAGTTGCTACCGGTCTTCCTAGTACTGGATGAGATGTTCCCTTTAGGTGTGCCGCTTGTTTAGCCGCAGCTTCTACTCTTTGATGTTCTGTTTTTCTTTCTAATTTAAAACCATTCTTAATCTCTTGCATAAATGCTTGATCAATTTCATCATCTGTAAAATTTTTAGGTAAGTCCGTAATAATATCCATAAGGTCTAAATAGTCTAAATAGTTTTAAGTTAAAAAGAAAAGGTATAGGGGGCTTTCGCCCCCCGTACCGAATGTAAGGATTAAGAGATTCCTTCGATAACACCGTGTGCTTGTGGGTGATATACTCCTAATGTAAGAGCACAATCCACGTAGCCACGCTCACCACCACCTTGGTTAGGTAGACGTGTTGATCCCATTGGGATTAACTCGTGAATACCAACGTATTCTGGGTTGATTAAGTATCCAGCTTCACCGGCTGATGAACCGAAGTCTGGCATACAATCCGGGTTACCGTTTACGATAGAAACGATACCGTGATCTGACTGATATAAATCAACAGTAAGTTTGATTTCACCAGCTCCACCGTCATAGTTTACAGAACGTACGTTGTCTGTAGCTGAAGCAGTTGTACGAGCGAAGTCGCTGATTAAGCGGCGTAACTTAGTGTCTGCAACCAATGTAAGGTCATTAGTTGTACCAGTTTCCTTGAAGATAGAAGTGATGATGTCATTGAATCCACTTTCGTCAAGAGCAGTTGCACCAGCTTCTGCTACTGAGTAGCGGCTGTCTGCTGGAGTACGGAAACCAGCTGGAACGTCAGAGTCAGCTCCATTAGCTTCTAACCAGCGTCCTAAACCACGAAGGGCGTAAGCTGTGTCAGAACCGTTCTCTACTGCACGGTCTTGTGAACCAGCGATAGTTTTTTCAACGTCACGTTTAAGCTCACGAATTGCTTTAGCTTCTGCTTGAGCAATCTTAGCTGGACCTACGGAATCAACAGCCTCTTGGAGGTCGGATACCATATAATCTCTGCGGAACTTTTGTACGTAGTTACCTAGACGTGCACGTGAAGACATATTGTCTGTGAATGCACTAACATCAGCACCCTCACGGATACCGGTTGATGATGGAGCCGCTAATGCGTCTACCGTCCACTCTACGAATGTAGCGGATGCTTTCTGCTTTTGAGCAGATGAAAGGATTGGAGTTTCTTCTGGAGCAAGAATTGTCAAGACATCTGTCAAGTCTTCTCTGTTAGAAGCACCGGATCCTCCCGTTGGTGTAGTACTATATGTATTTAAGAATGTATTGGACATAGTATATTATGGGTTTTTTGGTGTTTGTTTAACGATTTTTAAGTTGTAATGTTCTGAGAGTAATGAAATCACTCTTATTGCCAGATTGTCGGAAGCGTTGACCTAGGTCTTTAAGTACCTTGGTAGACTTTCCCACAGTTTTTTCTGATGTAGATGCAGCTGATGCAGCTGTCTTAGGTGGTGTTAATGAAGTTGACTTCGGTGCTTCTTGAACCAATTTGCGTCCGTAGATACTGTTCGCAGCGTGAGCCATAATATAATCGAGCTGTGCTCCTATTTCTGGTTCCGCGGACTCTTTTAGTTGCTTGAATCTAGGATCTGAAACCATAGCTTCATAGTTCTTACGAGTATCGTTGTCATTTCCTTTTAACCACTTTAGTTCTTCCGAAGCTTTTGCATCAAAAGCCTCCTTCAGCTGTTTGCCATTTTCTTTGGCTTGAAGAACTTTAAGTTGAGACGGTAAGAATTTATCCCTTGATTTTCGAGCTTGCAATAAGCTTGATCGAATATCTTTCTTGGTAAGTTCCTTACCTTCTACTTCCGTAACGATGTCTTCCGGTCCGTATCCGTCTGCATTGAATAATACATCTTCAGCCCATTCGATAACTTCATTTACTTCTTCAGCCTTGTTTTGTAATTCCTCAAGTGTATTAATCGCCTTGTAAGGATTGTCGGCTATTGGTTTATCAGTACTGAGAGGGTCGCCACTATTTAGCTTTGATTCCAACTCTTTTATTTTAGCTTCAGCTGCTTTACGCTTTGCTGTAAGTGCTCCAAATCGAGCTACAGCTCTGCTTCCTAGCTTCTCGGATAACTCCCGAAGTTCATCTTCGGACATCTCATCTAGATCTAACTGTGAAAGAACATCTGTTGATTCCTCAGAAGTTTCTTCAACTTCTTCAGTTTCTTCAGTTTGCTCAGCAACGACTTCTTCGTTGACTTCTGCTTCGGTACTCTCGACCTCTGCTTCCTCTACTACTTCGTCTGTTGCTTCAACTTGTGGAGCTTCTTCTTGAGTCGCCTCAGTTAGTTGCCCCAAGCGGCGGTTAATAAAATCCGCTGCTGACATATTTGACTGTACCGCTGTTGTTTCGTTTGAGGGTTCAGCGACTCCCTCTGTGATTTCGTTTGACATAATGTTTGCACTCCTTAACGCCGAGCGATGGCGATAAATGTATTATAACTTACTTATCAAGTCTATCCGAGAAACGCATTTGAATATTTCTCCAGTCGCACATTTGTAGTACTTGATCGTATGTAAGTATACGTCCAGATATTTGTTGTATCTGTTCGTTGCTTGCGTTATGTAGCTCCTCTATCGTTTCCTCACGAAGCTCTGATATAACTTTTAAGAATCGAGCAAAGTGCTCGTGATTACTTAGTGTTTGTAAGTCATTTTCTAAACTCATAAATTTCTATTGTGTTATTCTGCTGCTGAACGCATAAGCGATACAGTACGTGGTCCTCTGGTCTTAACTTGTTCGTACCACTTTGAATCCACCATTTCATCCGCCGCCGTTCCGTAATCATTATTCTCTAAGGCAGCTTTCATCTTCTTGAATGTGTTTAACTTATTGTATCCTAAGTTATAGGACATATCAATCAATGCCATCTGTACATTCTTGGGACGATTAATAATATTTGGGTCAAACTTTTTTAAATCTTGTACAGCTCTAGACATTGAGTAACCGTAAAGGGAAGATATTTCCTTATCAGTTAGTTCTCTTTTTCCGGACTTTAGTTCTTCTCTGTTTAGTCCAAGCGAATCCAAGATGGGTTGATTAGTTTTGTCCTCTAAGTTAAAACCTACTCCGATTGACATATTGCCAGTGGTGTCTTCGTAGGCTTTAGTCCTTACACCTTCGTTGACTCCTATCATTTCTGCCACTTCTTGGGCACCCTTATTTTGTGCCCTAGCTCTCGCTACGTAGCCTTGTGCGGATAAATTATCAGCCATATTAGATTCCTTGTGTTTGAATGTTACCCATCTGGGCTGGCTCTGTACCAACTCTTCCGATTTGAGCATTCTGCTGTTGCTGCATTTGGAATGTGTACTGACCGACATACTTTTCGATACGTGCTCGGAAGGCTTCATCGGACTGCAAGCGAGCAGCAATATCTGGCTGAGCAACATACTGCTCAATAACTTGCATCGCAATTTGTGCACCGTTAGGACGTGCCGGCATTTCGATACCAGCAAATATCTTAGATAGATCATCAGTTACTTGATTTACAACTTGTTCAAAAGCTGCTTCCGTAGGTTGTAAAATACGGTCAGCGAGTACCGGGTCAATATTATTAGCAGCTGCATCAAGTAAAGAGTCGATATTAATACGACCACTTCTATCGAGTTGCGTAAGCTGGACCAACTGTTGGAGTTTCTGTTCTTGAGTTTCTGGATCCGAATTGAGGACATCGTATGAAATCATTATGTCGTAGTTCTCATCTGGGTTACCTTTACTGAAAGCTACGGGGTCTGGCGATCCGGTAACTCTAAAGAAAACTGAGTCCGGTCCAAACCGCTGGAAGCATTTATAACACATCTGTAAAACCTCTGCATTATGCTGAAGGAACTTATCAACTAAGAACTGTTTACGCACTTGCGAAATCTGTGATGCTTCATCTAATCCACATAGTCTGTCCGCTTGAGCTTCCATTGTTTTTTCTATTTCAATGGAACCAGTCGGAGAGGGAGGAGTTGGAGCAAAGTCTAAATCTCCCTTTCGGCGGTAAGGTATCATCCTTCCGGGACCCCAATCTGTTGGTGCTTGACCAACTGGGTGAAGAATCGGAGGTAGAGTGGCTAGACTGTTTCTATCAATACGTGAGTCCCTTTCTACTTTTACTTGATTCTGAATGCCGCGAAGGATGTCTGGAATAGTTTGAGTATCATAGAGCCTCTTACTATCTTCAGAAAGTTTTGTTACTACTACTGGGTAATCTTCGTAACCGTTCAATA